GTATACGCCATGCCTGAACTGCTTAAATCTACTAAATTGCCAACCTCAACACCCCATACAGTACGCCCTAATTGGCCTCTAGAAGCCTCTGTAAAGGCCGATACCCCTAGTCTATGGGTGTGACCACAGACAACGCTCTTACCTAGCCTTCTAGCCCCGTTTAAGGCCGTTTGTCCAGGCACTTGGCTAAGAGGGAAAGCATCTCCATGAACGGCTGTCCAGCCTGGCGCCCAATCGAGCCCAAAGGGGCTGAACTTGATGCCGAGCTTGTCATATCCCATAAAACGCTCATACTGCATTTCTGGTAAGTTGAGGAATGATGGTAGTCGTTTTTTGATTGATCGATAAAGTCTGATTCCATGGTTACTTCCTAGTACATCTGTTACCCCTAGGTAACTTAATACTTCTTGTGTTTGTTTTCTATCGTCATTTATGTTGCCAACCATTTCATCAATGGTGCCAGCATTAAAACTACCTAGCTGTGGTAAATCAATCTCATCACCAATACAGATAGTCCTATGTGGATTCCACTTGGCTAAAAAGCGGCCTACTGATTTGACACTTGCTTCATTAAAAAAAGGAACTTGCAGATCTGACACAAACGCAATTTTGCGCAATTAGTCCTCGTCTTCGTAGGGGTCATGGTCTGGATTAACTGGATCAAAGTCTGGACTAGATGGTGTTAGCCAGTCTGGAAATACGTTTTTATCGCACATCCCTAGAGCTTGATCTACTGGAAATCCTGCACGTCTTAGGCTTAAATAAAACTCACGCAACGAAATAGCATAGGTATCTAACTTAGTGTTAATCTGCTCATGAGTGTATTTACCCTTGCGCTTATTAACCTTCTTGCGCTTGCGTGCGGTAGCCATATTGCTATTGTCGCTTATTCATGATAAGGAATAGATCATCAACACGCTGTTCTAACCTAGTTAATTGATCTTTCATACTAGAGCCACCATTAGGGCGTAACTCATTTAGCCAACCTTTAACTAAAAAACGTAGTCCTATTAGCACGCCTGATAGCACGGCCATAACGCCAGCGCCAAAGCCAGCCCATTCTGTTGGACTCATTTCGCATCTGCACCGATGCCATAAGCTGTATCGGATTTATCTAAAGCCCTAGCTGCTGGACCAGCAAGTGCTGCAACTACTACAGACAGTGCTGGATCTAAACCTAATTCATTACTGGCTAAAAATGTTAAGAAAGATACTAATACCCCACGTGCATAAGATTTTAGTATTGCTTTTTGCTTCTTGGTTATCTTCATATTTTTCCCCCTAGTAGTGGTATATCAAACGGCTTACCATCTTTGTCGCCTGACTTTGTAAAAGAGCAATGTATGTGTTTTTTATGCGGATTTATACCCCTATAGCGCCGCCACTTAAATCCAAACCTTCTTGAAGCTATAAAACCATTATGTATTATGTAAGATATGCGCTTATCGGTTTTAGCACAGACTCTGATTTGGTCAGCCAGATATATCGAGAGCTGCTCGGATGAATCCAAACGAGAATCAATATCAATGGCTCGGACGATCCCAGATTTGTCTGGATTATGATCCGATTTACTGGCGGAATGACGAGCATCACCAATCCACCCATCACTGGTAGTGCGGCGATCTGGATACCAGGTATCAACCTGATCTCTTAACTGCACGCCAGCTGCACATAACCAAGGTTTCATTCGCCACACTTCCTCAAGATTGTGCTATAAACCTAAAGCCCTTAAATCATCAGTAGTTAAACCAAGTGCGGCAAGTTTACCTTCGGCAGTTGCCTTGGCTTGCGCCTTTGCTTCCGCTTCGGCTTGACGTAATGCTTCATTTTGAGAATAAATCTCAAATTGTGCTATTTCATCGGCATTAGCATTTCTAATTAAATCATCTATTTGTACTTTATATGTCATTTTATTTCCTAACTGTTTTTTAATCCATAAACTCGAATTGTGCCACCTGTTAAAGTGCCTGTACTTGGTGTTATTGTGAATGCAGTATATGAAGTAGTATTATTTAGATAACCAGCAACATACCCACTTGAACCGCCTGTTCGTAATTGAGCAAACCTAGAAATAAAAGCAGTCTCATCGCTTAAAAAAGGGTTATAAACATCTATATCAGTTTGCAGTCCAGATGACTGCCCATTACCTGCAAAATAAAAAGCAGCGTTTGAACCTGCGGCAGTACTTGCTGAATTTGCATAGGTTACAAATTGCCCAGCATAGTAGTAGCCTGTTGTTGTTGCTCCTAAAGTAAGTTGAAAAAAGTTATCTGCGCTTGCTGAGCCACCAGTAATAATGATTTTATAATTATCATAGGTTGCACTAAAAGCACCAGTAACAGTTACTGATGCGACTGCCGATCCAATAGTAGTGGCACTTATCAAAGTCATTCCACTGCCACCACCAACTGCTACCCAGGCACTACCAGAGTACGTGAGCACTTCATTTGTATTTTTTAGATAACAGGCATTACCTTCTTGTGGTGATGTAACAGCTGCATCTCTAGCTGTGGCATCGTCAAACACCCAGATACCTTGCATTAAATAGCCATCTACGTCGGCTGCGGTTAATACCTCGCCTGTAACAAAATCCTTAAACCCTAAACCTGCTGCCATCTCTACTCCTTAGTAACTTAGGACATTATAGTCTAAAGTGCCATAAATGCTATTATTTAGGATAAAAGCGTCTATAACTGGCTCTAGTGTCGTGAACGTGGTTTTCCAACTATTCGGGGTTATGTTCATCCTTACCCCAAAAATCTGTAAAGTTTTCTCTAAAAGTGATCCGCCAGGCTGGGTAGTTTTAACTGTGATTGGATCGAAAAAGTCTAAGTCTAAGGCTGCCACTATGCCTGAATTGTAACTAGGTGTATAAAGGTCTAGCACTATGGCATCCACACGGATAGAGGTTTCTTGCCTAGAAGCTACATAAGCCTGAGCATGATCTAACGCTGCAGCATCTGTTTGCATTAACAAGTTATCTAAAAAGTAACTATGCAAAAAGTACTTGTCTATGCTGGCTTGATTTAGGGCTACTTGTGGGCTACCACCAGCTCTAGTGATAGTGGCTTTGTTAAATATAAGTACGTCATTTAATATCCAGGTAGCATCAAAGTATGTTATGCCTGATCCATCATCTGCAAACACTGTAGGTGTGCCACCAATAGAACTAGCTGTAACTGCTCTATCTTGAAATACAAAGTTATTGTCGGCATCAACATAGATAGCACCATATTCAGAATTGGCTACTGTAAATAGTGCTTGTAATGCTGTGCGGTTAGTACCTGGATCTGCCTGTAATGTAGTAAGACCTGAATCAATATCTCGCTGAGATGCTGGCCATGAAATCTGATCTAAAATATCGTCCACACGTGCACCTGATAATTGACCTGCGCTAGTGCCAGCCACTGTGCTTATCTGTGCTAACTGGGCTAATCTAAAAGCATCTACAGCTTGTATAGTAGTTATTGCCACACCTTCACCATCATCTGGATAGGTCGTAACGTAACTTGTAATAAATCCTGCAAATATAGGATAAGTAACTGAATTATAGGTAGCAGTAATCTGTACCTTTTTCATGGGTGTTAATAAATTGTAATATGGGCTAGATGGGTTTTGTGGATTAAAATCACCATTCTGATCTGTTATGCGTAAAGTAAGGGAACCTGTTTGAAACTCATCACTAAGCGCAGTACGGCCTCTATTAGTTTCTATTCTGTTTACTTGATTAGATACATCTACAATTACAGCTGCGGAATCTGCTAAAACGTTTGTGCCTAAGATACCTGTATCTAAAATCATGGCCTGAGCAAAACTAGGGCCAGTGCTAAAGTTAATTACTGCATTAATTACTGGTACTGTCATACTATAAATCCAGCTGGTACTGTGCTATAACCATTACGTCCAGCTAATTGGATGCTTTCTGCAATAGCCTGGCTCAATTTATCACCACTAGCATCTACTGTTAAATTAATGGTAGCCCCTGAGGTTTGCTGAATACCTGATAACAATTCTTTTAAGCCTGTAATGCTAGGCCTAGATTGTTCTAGTAATCCAGATATGCTACCTCTTAAATCTTCAAAGGTGCCTGGCTGGGTAGGTGCTATTAATTGTTGTAATCCACTTACGGCTGGTGCAGCATAGTTTAGGATAGTTCTAGTTTCTGTGCGTAATGCGCCCATACTTAATTCTTTTAATTGATTTACAGTAGGCTTTATGCCATCTAGTAACTCTCTAATTGCTTTTCTAAATGCTTCAGTTAATTCTTGTGCAGCTTTAGCCGCTTCCATTTCCGCTAATATTTTTTTAGCCAATGCTTCATTGTTATCTAAAATGGCTAATTGTGCTTGTATGCGTAATTTTGTTTCTTTATCTGTTGCTTCATTTAAGGCTACTGTAAAACCTATACGCTCAACATCAAACTTATCTCTTAACTGATCTACAGCTGTCTTTTTCTTTAATAGATCGTTTTCAGTTTTGCGTAATGCAACAGAGTTTTTAATAGCTCGTTCTTCTTGCTTTCTTTGTTGAGCATTAACTCTACCTGCGGTTCTTTCTAAACCACCTCTATCTGTTTGCTGGCGACCTGCGCCCCTTAATGCTTCTGTAGCTCTTAGCACTGCACCAATGCCAGGTACGTTTCTTAAAAATGATCCATCTATACCCGGGATATTTGTGATCTCTTTTAATTTACCTGCTACCTTACCTAACCCGACCAATACCTCGCTAGTGGCAGTAGCAAAATCTTCCATGCTATTAGTTACACTTGCAATGCTGTTATCTTTACCTAAAGCGCTCAATGCATCTAATAAACCTTTACCAATAATTTCACGTGAGTTGGCTGCAGCAACAGATATTAAACTTAACTTTCCAGCATAGGTATCTAATCTAGCTGCGGCTTGGCCTGAAAACTTGTTATTAAGTTCGGCCATGATGTCATCCATGTTGCCAGCCTTTAGCAAGTTCTTATCTAAGCCAGCACCTAATCTGCTAAGGCCCGTAGTGTTTCCAGCGTAAGCACGTGATAAGGCTGTAGTAACTTGTGTTAATGATCGACCAGTAGCAGCCGATACATCCATAGCAGTATTTAGGGCATCTTGGCTCTTAGTAATTGAGCCTGTTACTGTCAGTAATTGCTGGAATGCTGGGCGTAATTCATCATCTAATACGCCAGTGGCTCTCTGTAAATTGTTTATATATAGTTCAACGCCAGGTGCGCTAAATTGATAGCCTGTATTTCTTAATTGAATCTCTAATGACTTGGCGGCCTTCTCATCAGCTGCAAAAGCCTTTACTGCTTCTCTACTAAATCTAGTTAATGCTGTTACTGAAAATGCTGCGGCAAAGGTACGGCCAAAGGTTTTAACTTGCTTTTCAAACGCACTGATTTCTTTCTTACCTTTTTTAAGGCCTTTGTTATTAAAGGTGCTGAGTGCCGATACGACTATATTGGCCATTATGCAACCCTCTTTTCAGTAGTCTTATTAAAGTGTGTAACTGTAGAGTTAATCGCCTTTACAATTACGCCATAAATATCACCACTATCTTGCGCCCATGCTTTGTAAATCAAACGGCCTTTAGTCTTGCGACCACCACCTCTAGCGCCTTTAACTTTAGGCTGAGATGTAAGGGTTGGTAAATCGGTCACAAACTGATAACCAGCAAACGGGTTATTAGAATTATATGCAGCTGTAGATCTGCTTCTATTTTTTCTGCTACCTGATTGCTTAAATGCCATTGTGCCGCCACCTTCTGCAACAGAAGTAAATGGCGCTCTGCCCTGTGGGTTTAATCTACCTGCGGTTTCATAGATACGACCTGCGGCGCTTATATTGTAAACATAACTTTCAACTGTATAGCCATTACTGAATCTGCGGTTTTGACCCTCTTTAAATCCAATACCACCTCGGACAGTAGCTGCATCATATTTAGGGAATGGGCGATAATCGACAGTAGATGATATTGGTTTAGACCAGCCTGATAACACCTCATTATTGCCCACTACAAATCCTTTGGCCTTAGCCTCTACACCCTTCATAACGGGTTCTACGGCTGCTTTAACACGTCTATACATGTCTTCATCAATAAAGGTTAAGCCATTAATGACATCTTTAACGCCTACGATTTCTACTGGCATTTTTGATCTCCTTAGCTCTATCTGAAAGCACCTGGATTATTGCCCTAAGCATTTCAGCATCCATATTGATAAACTCGCTAGGCGGAATCCCCAGTTCTACAGATAGGCTGGCTATTGTATAAAGTGTTGAATCCCGCTGCGCTATTTTTTTTCTTCGTCTAATACCTCTACAGTATCTAAGCTGTCTATAAACTCGATACCAAATACAGGTACAGTTACGTTAGCCCTACGTAAACACTCATGCGCTAACCAATAAATCTCGGTCTGACGTTCATGCTCACGTAGGACTTTACTAATACCTGATCCGTACTTTAACTCGAAAGCGTACTCGACACCTGGTGTTATCTTGTGCTCTGTGACTTCACCATTAGCCCTTGTTATCTTTAGCTTTGCCATTATTGCTCCTTTATTAAGGTGTTACGTCAACTACTATAACTGAGTTACAAGTAAATGTAATGCTCTGTGTTGAGATGTCGCCAACAGCACCATTTAGGTCTTGGGTATTGTTTACCAAAACTGTAGTTTGATACTCTGGGTTGGTAGTGCTAATTACTGCGTTAGAACGCTTAATTACTAGCGGTACTGTAGTACCCCAGGCTGCCGCTAAGGTTGCAGTAACTGCACCTGTGCCGCTTGCTGCATCATTGTTAAGCAGGTCTAGGGTAATTGTTGATGCCTCTAGTCCTTTAACAAACTTGTGAGCTGTGTCGCCCATTGCTGTAATTTCTAATTCATCAAAACTGCGGTTAATAGTAACCCCTGTTACATATGCTGAAATGTCAACACTGTTAAGAGTAACTACCGCACCATTGGATAAAAATACGGCCATTAGTCTTGCTCCTCTTCTTTTTTGTAAGCAGGTTTTTTAACCGCTACTGGTGTGTGTGTAATCTGACCTGTCTTGGCCAGAAAGTTCTTTTCTTCTTCTGTTAATCCTTGATATGCCATTTTAACTCCAACTCGTTAGGATTGATACAGTAATTTCTGATACTAGCAAGTCGCCACTAGCTGCGTTAACTATTGCTGGTGCAGAAACGCTAGATATGTTCATTTGATAAGTTGCGGCAGCCAATTTAGTTACTACTGCCAAAATGTAATCTTCCATACCAGCCAGGTTGCCTTGATTATCTAATGCTGGTTTAGTAATAAGTATTCTAAAAGTTGCCAACGGATTAACACTTATTTCATCATTATTAGATGGTGTTATGTAAGGATCGCCTGGGGTAATTACTACTGCGTTGGCGAGCAGAGTACTTGGAGGAAAACTAAATACTGACCACACGCCAGCATTGGCAAGTGTTGTCGCTAATGTGCTACGTAATGTAGTTATTGCGGCTGGCATTATCCCACCAAAGATGCAGGTGATGAATACGGCTGAATGAGGCCACGCACTCGGTTAATCAGCTGATAACCCATCCGATAAGGGCTAGC